AAACGGTATCTACATCTCGCGCGACCAGACATGCTCGCATGGCGACTTCCGAACCATCGCACGTAACCGCACGATCAACAAATCGCGTCGTCAGGTGCGCAGCGCCCTGCTGCCATACGTCAATTCGCCGCTGATGGTCAACCCCTCGACGGGCTATCTGGCCTCATCCAAGATCACGGCCTTCCAGACCCTTATCGGCGATATACTCTCCAAAATGCAGGCTGCACAGGAGATTTCGGGCTATTCCGTCACTATCGACGAGAAGCAGAACGTCCTTGTGGACGACACCCTGCGCATCGGATACACGATCGTACCCGTGGGTGTGGCTACGCGTATTTACGTCGAGGAGGGGCTTTCGCTAACCGCTAAATAACACACTATATGCCTATAATCAATAATGTAGCTTACAGCTGGTCGATGATTACCCTCTCCTCGACGGCTCTGGGCATCGACGAGGGTTCGACGACGCTCGAAGGCGTTTCGGGCATCAAGTGGAGCCGCAAGCGCAAGATCGAGAGCAACTACGGTCTGGGCGGGAAACCCGTGAGCCGCGGCTTCGGAAACATCGTCTACGAGGCATCGATAACGAT